AACATCATTAAGGAATTCCCTTTGAATGACTTGATGGTGGTAAATGTAGGAAGTATGGCAAAGCCTCACAAGAAGATTATCAAACACTTTATTCGTGAATGTGATCTGAAAGTGATCGATGCTATACCAGGAATGTTGTGCAACAGATCTTTTGTGAAAGGAGAGATAGAAAGAATGTCATTGAAGGCATTGGAGAGACGAATTCGACCAATCAAACACAGTTTAAATGGAAAAGAATCACTATGTGTTAGTGCAGTATCTTATGATGAAGCCTATACTGTTTCAGGACAGTGCGGAGGGATTGTTCTTGGCATATCAACCAACTTGCCAAACAAAATAATAGGATTGCATATCGCAGGAGATTTAGAAGGAAAGGGTACATGTGCTGTCATAACCCAAGAACTGTTAAATGAGATCGATTGGAATAGGAATGGATCGCAACTTTATGTTGGATCAAAAAATGGAATACCTAAACCACCAGGTATTATCTATGATGAAGAAGAGATAAAGATGAAGCAAAATATCTTTGTACCAGAGAACACACCTTTGAAATTCATAGGCCTAGCGCCGAAAGAATATGTTGTCAGAACACCACAGAAGTCAACATTACAAAAGAGTCCTCTTTACGGAGTATATCCACCAACAGTAGCACCAGCAATATTACATCCAGGTGATCCACGATTTGAAAGAATTGCACCAGATGGAACTTTGCGAATGTCACCGCTTCAACAAGGAGTAGATGGATGGGGGATGAAAGTGAAACCGTTCAAAACAGGATTAGTTGATGAGGCTTGCCGAATCATGATTCTGGAAAATGAACTAATAACACCACAAACAAGACCAAGACGAGTTTTTGGAATTAATCAAGTGATTAATCTAGGAGCTGATGTTTCACCAGTAGCGAACAGAATGGAGATGACCACATCACCAGGTTTACCTTGGGTAAATCTAAGACCACCAGGAGCGAAAGGGAAAGAGTTTTTATTTGAAAAAACTCTCTTGGAAGACGAGACTCACTATTTCACACCGAAAAAGGAGTTAAAGGATGCAATTGAACACCGAATTGCACAATACAGAAAGGGAAAGCGACCAATCACAGTTTGGTGCGACATGTTAAAAGACGAGAAGCTAAAATTGGAGAAAGTTAAGTCAGCAAGAACACGAAATTTTGTCATTGCACCTGTTGATTTCAACATTGTAATGAGAATGTATTTCAGAGATTTTGTTCTAAACCAACAAGAACAATGTGTTAAAGCTGAAAGCAAAATTGGTTTGAATCCTTTGGGACCTCAGTGGACTGCGATTGCAGAGAGATCCCTCGAAATTGGAAGTAAATTCATGGCCGGAGACTATTCAAAATTTGATAGATCAGAGACCGCGGATCATATTTTAAGATTTGCTGACGTAGTAAATGCTTGGTATGATGACGGAGAAGAAAATTTCTTAATTCGAAAATTAATTTGCGAAGAATGCACTCATCGATTAACAGTCTGCGGAACAACAATGTACGAAACAGCTGGAGGAATGCCATCAGGTTGCGACTGCACTACACCATGCAATGGCTGTGGAGGCGGAATCAACTTAAGAGTTGGATACATCGGGGTTGGAGAATTCTTAGTGAATGGAGCACCGGAGGAATTTTTGGAAGCAATTTCTATTTGTCCTCAAGCTTTGGATTCTTGGAAGTTAGCTGAAGAGAAAGTGAAGAAGTATGCGGAATTGGACGAACCAGTACCAATCGGAGCTCACTCTTACACCAAGAACGTAAGAGGAAACACAATGGGAGATGATTTATTTGCTGCTC